GATCCGCTCGCGCACAGTTGCCTCGTTCAGCACAATCGCGCGCTGGTACGCCCCGGCGGCCTCGGCCTGCCCCGCCGCCTGCATCCCACCGATGAGGGCCATGCCCCCACTCAGCACATTAAGCGCTGGAACCGCAAATGCCATAGACCGCATCCCCTTTGTACGAGCGCTGATACGTGAAGCCGAAGAATTCCGCCCAGCGCGCGGCCTTCTTGTTGTTCTCCGAGATGAGGACGAGGACCGTTCGGTCCCCAAGGGCCTGGCGCCACAAGGCCCGAAGCTCCCGTGCGCGAATCGGGGCGAGGCCGGGGCCGGGGACCATCCACAGGTACAGATCCTTCCCAAGCAGCGAAATCCGCATCAGCCCGACCCGAATGATCGTCGCCCCAGTCTCATCCACCACTCGGCGCGCGACATCGGTTTTCGCGAACACCCCAAGGTCCAGCCCCTGCCCATCATCCGGCTCAACCACCAGCATTGTACCGGACCACAAGCTGAGTGAGTTCAAATGGCAACCCGTTTTCCTGCCGAAAAACGACAGACCCATCCGGCGCCCAACCACCATCGATGGAGGCAACGATGTTACGTCCACCCTGGCGAGTTGGTTCCGCCCACGCCTCGTCCGTCCGAAGGGATACCTCATAGTCATGTTCGCGCCCCACTGTGAAGGCTCCCGCCCGCTTAAACTTCGCGGCTATCTCAGAGATCCCAACATTGCGCCCCTCAATCGGGAACTGGTTTGACACGAGGGGAAGGGTCTCGAGCTCCAACCGGTACGAGAACCCAACGTGGATGATCGCGGCCTCGGTCGGGAGCGTGATCGCGCCATCTACGACCACTTGATCCGGCTGCTGCGCTCCATCCGCAACAACGCTGACCGTGCACCCCTCATATGGGATGTTTGTGATCGTCGTCAGAGGGGGATTGATCCACCACTCTCCCTCTTCGCAAACCTCAGGCGTCGTCGGCGCCTCCGGCTTAAACCGTGTGACGGGCCGAGTTAACTCCACAGTAATCTCAGTAGCCGAAGCCTGCTCTGTCACAAATCCCCGCCCGCCACCGGCCCAAAACACCTGCCCAACCGACTCAGAGTCGAAGACAGATGCATCCGCTGTAACCGTTATCGTTCCTTCGCTGCCGGAGAGGGTGATCGCCGCCGCCGGCATCACCTTCGCGGTCGAGATACACCCGTCGAGGTAAATCGCGTCCTCCGGCGCCTCGCTCACTTCCGGCAGCATCATCGCCATATACTTGCGGCGAACGCCTTCGATCTCGATCTCCTCCTGGAAATACAGGTGTTCCTCTACCCCTACGTCTACCGAGACCACGTCCCGGAAATACCCTTGCATCGAGCAGCGGGCGAACCCCGTCACCTCCTGGTCTCGGTCGAGGGTGAGGGCGAACATGGTCCCATCCTCGAAGATACCGAAGCCGAGCTTCTCGGTGATGTACGCGAACGCGAGGGCGGTGACTGCGCGCCCATCAAAGAGATGGCGGGAGAGGATAGAGATCTCCTTCCCTACATACCGCCGCGCGTTGGTGTCCGCAGGCGCGAGCCGCTGAACGCCCCGATACTTCTCTTGGAGATAAATCACATCCTCGCCCACCGGCTCGGGCGAGACCTGCGACACCCCGATCGCGGACTGTGGGTCGAGTATCCCGTTCTTACCCGTGACCGCGATGCCGTCTGAGGCCCGAAGCAGCGCGACCCCAGAGGGAGTGAAGAGGAGGAGCCCCTGCTGCAACGCGAGTGCGTGGCGGATCGGGCTCACCTCCTTCGAATCAATCGTGTACTCGTACGGGTCGTCCGGGACTGGGTACTCATACTCCGCGAAAGTGAGCTCGTTCGGGCGGGAAGCCCACACGGTCATGGGCTGGTTCAGCGTGCCGGCGTACCCGTAGCGGGACTGGAAGCGGAACGCGCACGCAGGGTAGCGGCCAGTGTTCGGCGCCAGGTGAACCACGAACGTGGCACCAGTGCCCCCACCATCGGTAACACTTGCTGTCGCGCTCGCGTAGCCCGACCCCGGATGCGCGATGTAGACGCCGATTACCCGGCCAGCTTCAACAACGGGATAGCCGACAAAACCGGTACCTCCCCCGCCAGATACAGCGATGCTTCCTGAATCATTATAACCCGACCCAGCCGCGGAGACCTCAATCCACTCCACCGAGCCTCTAGCGAACGGATCTCGATAAAGAGCGGGAGTCCGGGTGAAGTCTGGGGTAATATTATTGTCAGTGAACGAGGTACCGCGCGTCGTCCCGATGAACCCGAGGGAATACCCGAGATGCATCTTCGTCCCATCTGGGATAACAATCGAGCGATAGACATTGTACTTCACGGCTCCCGTCACTGTGGACCAAGAGTAGGTCGCGGACCCCTTGGTCTGCGTAAAGTCGATCGAGTTCCTCACGATGGCCGGGCGCTTGATCCCAGTCTCGGTTCCGTCATCCCGGATCGCGGAGACGCCTACGATGAACCCGGCCTGGGTGTCGGACGCGATCACGTCAAAGGTATAGTCGGTGCCGGCGAGGTCCAGGGTCGGAGCTGTGTACCCGCGCCCGGGTTTAATGATGTTGACTCCCACCAGCCCCCCGGTGAAGTCGTCATTCCCGATCATCCACTCGCCGTAGAATCCGCTCCCAGTCGGGTCGTCAATGTCCACCACAGCCGTGCGCCGGTCCACCACATCGTCGCCGCTGGTGATCTTGATATGCTGGATGTACGCGCCGGAGTCGGTGATGGTCACGGCACCCGAGAGCGGGGCGCCCGACGCCCGCGTCTCCGCCGCAAGGGTCCACGTAGTTGAGGTTCGGGTGAGGACGTACGTCGGGTACCCAGTGTGGGTGAGGCGGACCTCATCGAGGTACTGGGAATAGGTGAGCGCCCCCAGGTCATCCGGGTCGTACGGAGACACGAGGGTGAACACCCGCTGCACATCCGGGGACCCCACTGCGGTAAAATCGAGCAGGGCGCCGGTGGCGAGTGAACGGAACTGGAACGTATTCGCGGCCGCATTATCGACCTCGACCACCTCACTCAGTCCCTCAATGTAGACCAGATCTCCGTCAAGGTATCCGTGGGCAGTAAGTGTCGCGATTCCGGCCACCACGCTGGTGAAGGTATCGGCATCCTCAAGGATATAGGCGCCGGACTGCATAAATCTGACGTAACCGTCCCCAAAGAGTACCACGTACGTGTTGTTGAGATCTCGGGAGAATCGGAAGCTGAAGCCCCGGATCGCGGACTCCGGGTGTTGAAGGAACTCGGCAAAGATTGTCCCCCTGCGCTTAAACGCACCGCCGCCATAATTGACGACAACATTCTGCATCGACTTAGCGCCGAGATCGTAAAGCTCCAGGTCCGTACGGCCCCAGATCTCTTCCGCGAACTCACCTGCGCTGAAGCTGTATTTGACCGTATCCATGCGCCAACACCTGGGAGGGGTAAAGAAACTGCACCGGGGTCGCGGGCGTGAAGCCCCCTGCCCGAATCGTTATCCAGTCTGGCACCGACTCCATCTGCGGTTGAACCTCAGCGTTGGCCTGGAGAGTAAGTACCGATTGGTAGGTTTGCTCGAAGAACAACGCGACACGCCGATATTGGGAATCGTCCACGCGCAAGGGGCGCGCGACGGCGTCCGCCAGCGCCGCGACTACCATATTCCGCAGCAACGGCTCCCACCGATTCGGGTCCTCGAGCATCTTCGTATAGGTGAGGATCGCTTGGTACTCATCCGTCTGCAAAGTAGTCTCATCCCCCAGCGCGGACATGGCGAAGGGGCTGAACGAGCTTAGCCAGCGTGGGTACACAAACCCTTCGGGCAGGGCGTAGGCATAGCGCCAATTCGGCGCCGGGTCAGCGTCCGTCCACCCGAGGTTAAAGTCCCGCTCCACCCTCAAGGTGAGCGAGGTCGTCGCCTTCAGCGAACCCCAGTACGCAGAGGAGAAAACCGCGGTCAGCACGTCCTCGTAATAGAGGTTGCAAACCTCGGCCTCCCTCGTGTTCTGGGAGTCGGTCGTGAGTTTTCCCTGGGCACCGACGATGCCCAGGGCCTTGTTGTAGATATCAACGACCGAGGTCATCAGTCGTTCACGTTCCGAGTAGTTGCGGCCGGGTAGGCCTGCCAACCCACCGGGTCGGGCGAGAGGAACGCGGTGAAGGCGCCGGCGGTCGTGGTCGCGCCGGCGGTGTCCACGATGATCCCGAGATACCGCTCGTACACGTTCCCTTCGAGGGGAAGGGCGACGCAGAACCTCTTGTTGAGGGTCAGCACCGTGTAGGCGAGGGTCCCCAGGCTGAGGTGAACCGTGGCCGAGCCGTCCACCGCGATCGAGGCGGTGGAGTCGGACACCAGCTGGATGTTCACCGTGGCGCTGCCGGCGGAGACCCAGGCCTCCGTCACCTGCACGATGAGATACACCGTCTTCCCGTTTCCGGGGTCCCGGTGCGCGGCTCCGAGGTCAATCTGCGACCCCTCCAGCCGAACTGCGACGGTGCCGAACGCCGGCTCCGCGCTTGCGAACTTCGTCAGTACGTCCATGATGGGCATGTCGGGGTCTCCTTACGCCACGACGGTTTCGTCAGCGATGAGGGTATCGACCCGGTTCACCGGGATCCCATCGAAGTGCATCTTCCGGCGCGCGCTGAGCGCCCCGGCCGGGCCAACCAGATCCCAGGTGAGGGTCGAGTTGACGATCTTGTTCATCAGCTGCTTGCGAAGCTTGCCGATCAACTGCCGGTTCATGTAGAACGCGAGCCGGGTAGTGCCGAAAGCGTCCGAGGGGAGGCGCTCGATCATGTCCGACATCAGGGACGGGAGGTTCACACCCGTCGCAGCATCGTCGGTGAGCTCACCGATGTCCACGTTCGCCCCGCGTACCACGTAGCGCCAGTCCGGCACTGCGAGGCCGCAGTCCCACCGGAAGTACGTCTGGTACGCCTGGTACCGGGCGCCGGTGGTGATCCCGTCCTCGATCCACTGGATCCCGGAGTCCTGCTGCTGGAGCCCCATCTTCGAGTTCCGCGGCACGATCCCGAACACTGTCCGATCGGACCAGCCGATCAGCCAGATGGACGTGATGTCGGTGTCCTCGCCGCCGGCATTCGTGGGGATGACGATGTTCTCGCCGTTCCCCGCGGTCGTGAGGTTGAACCGAGCGTCGAGCCCGATGAACTTATCCGTGTCCGCCGCGGTCCCTTTGAAGAGAACGCGAGTGAACTCCTGCCCCATCGCCTCCACGAACGGCCGGTCGTACTGCGCCCGGTATCCCATCGGATCCGAGTGCATATCGACCATACGCTTATCGGCGAGGCTGAGAGCTTCGAGGAACCCGGTCGAGTCCGTGACCTGGGCCGTGGTCGCCTTCGAGGGGAGGACGCCCTTATAGAGCTGGCCCCAGGTTACCGTGGGGAGACCCGTCCGCACCGAATGCATGTGCCCGGTGGTGAGGTTCCCCTCCTTCCAGACCATGTCGTCCATGATCTCGAGGGTGGCGTTCAGAACCTCGGCGATGGGGACGAGGTTCCCGCCAGGGTCCATCGTCTTCATCATATCGAGGAAGTTCGGCTTAGTTGCGTCTAGAGCAGCCATGGTTGGTTAATCCTTCTTAACCATTGTGGGGTAGAGGTTGGACAGGATCGTGCCCTCCGCGCTTGCCGCGCCGGTGGCCGGGATTGGCCTTCCCTCCCCCAGCGCTGCACCGATCTTCTCAAACATCTGCAGCACGGCGAGGTTGTTGCCCAGCCCCGTGGTGCTTAGATG